TGATGCTCGTGTCTATGGACAATTTGTCCCTATGGGTGTTAAATTAGCTTTTCCAACAAAGCTTATTCGGAAAATGCGATACTTAACGCAAGATCCTAAGTATGATGGGGAGTTGCAGTTTATAGACGGTGAAGTAGAGTTTATAGAATTATCAGAAGGTGACTATGCAGTTGAGGATATGGTACAAACCTAACAAAGACCATGTTTACGCTATTGGAGGCGACCCTGCTGAAGGGTTGGCTCATGGTGACGATAGTGTTTTACAGGTTATAGATTGCACTAACGGCGTTCAAGTTGCCGAGATACAAGGCAAAATAGAGCCTTTTGCTTTTGCTGAACATGCTTATATGCTTGGGGCTTGGTATAACTATGCGTTAATTGGTATAGAGTCAAATAAAGATGGTGGTGCAAATAGGCTATTAGCAAAGCTTGAATATCCTAATATATACAAAGAGATCAAAGACGATGGAAAAACTTATGATCGCTTTACTGAAAACCTTGGCATTAATATTAATATTCGCAACAGGCATAAGTTAGTAGCACAAGCTCGGCATATGATGCAGGACGGAGACGCTATAACAAAGTCTAAAGAGCTTGTTTCTCAGTTTGAAATATTCGTATTACAAAACCTTAAATACTCAGCAATTCCAGGCGGTCACGATGACCTTGTAATGTGTTGGGTTATTACCTGCGAGATGATGCGTATAGCTTGTGAGCGTATGGCAAGTTCAGAATTAGATTTAGAACCGTTGTGGGAAGGGCGTAGTTTAGACGATGAAGACGTAGAGGATACGGATGTGGGACTAATTGATCGGCACGTAAATCAAATAAGATCGAAAGAAATAAAAGAACACTCATATTCATCTACTTCGGAATCACTCGTATAGGAGGATATTATGGAGTATGTAGCAATAGGAACATTGGCTTTAGTTATTATGGCTCTTTTAAGACAACTTAATTGCGAAAGAATTGAAAGAGCAGAACTTATGAAAAACCATCAAGAGCTTGCGGCTACTATTCGTTATGCTCAATTAGGCTCTGAAATAGAAAACTTTGAACCAAGAGATCTTAGTGTTTTAAGATCTGCTATGGCTTCTACCCATGATGTGGAAGGTTCGTAATGGTAGAGACTAGTCATACTATAGGCGTAAGAGCAGGAGCAAAAGGTGAGTCTTCTGTTACATTAGAAAACGGAAGAGTTATTACTGACTCTATGGCAGAAAAACAAGCAAAAGGTAATTCCCCTAAAAAAAAGATAAAACAAACAATAAAAGCAGAGTTTAGGGAAGTAGAACAACCGCCTTCTGTAAACAATGAAGTGCAAAAAATTGATCCTCAAAAACTATTAAAAGACTTATTGCCTTCTGGGTTTAATGCTATAGTTTCAGAAAAACTTGAATCAGGCAAGGCGTGGCATTTCCCTTACAGTAACACTTATATGGTAAATAAAGAAGATTGGAACCTGTTCTTGTCTCAAGTTATAGTGCTAATTAACAACGCACAAAACTCAGATAGTTTAGAGTTAAATACTATTAAACCAAGCGATGATCCTGCTTTAGGGCCGTTAATGGGGCTTATGGGAGATATTTTTTCTACGTGAGATAAAATTTTTTATTTTCTTATAATAAAGTTTATCCTTAAGGTATAGCAATGTAAACCTATGTTTTTCACGCATTTAACCCTTATTGTCAAGAAAAAAAGCCTTGACAGTAGGGGTTTTTTGTTTCATGATGAAAGTGGGAGATTATCTTTATGGCACAAAAAAAAGACAGCAGACTTACAAGAGTAGGGGTTTCTGGGTACAATAAGCCTAAAAGAACACCCAATCATCCCAAGAAGTCTCATGTGGTTGTAGCTAAAAGTAAAGGCCAAGTTAAGACAATACGATTTGGCGAACAAGGAGCTAGTACCGCAGGGAAACCTAAAGCAGGTGAGTCAGATAGAATGAAAAAGAAACGTGCTAGCTTTAAAGCAAGACACTCTAAGAATATTAAGAAAGGTCCTATGTCAGCCGCATATTGGGCCGATAAGGTTAAGTGGTAATGAATTATTCTCAAGAAGGCATACAGTCTGCTCCTGTTTCGGCTACAAAAACAAAGCCGACATCAAAAGAAGATGTCCTTAATTTTGTAGAAAATACATGGAGCTACCTTTCAGCACATAGGTCTAGCTTTGAACAACAAGTAAAAGAAGCTATACATTTTTACAGTTCAGACCAATGGGTTCGTTTTCTTCCTCATAATAGGAAGTTTGTAAAACACTCTCTTGATGAGTGGGTTCCGACTCCTATGACAAATCTTACCATAGATCACGTAGATCGAATATTAGATATTTTTACTTCTGGTGATTTACTGCCCATAGTAGATCCTGCAACGCAAGATCAGCCTGACGTAGATGCGGCTAGAGCGGCTACCAGAGTTTTACATTCAGAGTTTGGACGATTAGGAACAGAGCAAAACATTATTATCCCTGCCGCTTTATGGCTAGCGGTTGCAGGAAACTGTTTTATTAGCACAACATGGAATGCTAATAAAGGCGATAAAATGCGTATTCCTAAGAAAAAATTAGGTAAAAAACCAATAGAACAAAGCACTCTTGAATGCACTAATTGTGGTAGAATAGAACCTGCTATTTTACAATATTCTGCATGTCCTGAATGTCGTGGGCCTATGATTTCAGGAAAAGCATATCAATTAGACGATATGGGTAAAGAGGTAATGCTTGATGTTGAAGAAGAGACAGGGGAGTATGATGAGTATTCTATTGGAAATATTCAAGAAAATTTAATATCTCCTTTAAACTTTTACCCTGAACCTGCTACAGACATGAAGCGTGTGCGTTACGCTATTGAAACTGAAGCAATGGCTATTGATAATATTAAAGAATTGTTTGGATCTAAAGCAAAAGATGTTATGCCTGAAGCTTTAGAGTTTGATTCTTATGGCGGTTTGTATGCCCAAGCTTTAAATATGAACTTTGGACAAGACCAAGAAAGTATGGATGACCATGCTTTAGTAAAATGGTTTCGTCATGTTCCAGACAGAAGATGGAAAAATGGAATGTTGCTTATTGTTGCTAATGGGAAAATTCTACACCAAGGCCCATTGGACGATTGTGGTGACGGAAAACTTCCTTACACTCATTTAAAATACAGAAGTGTCCCCGATGGGTTTTGGGGTATTTCTCTTTTAAATGATTTGATTCCAATGCAGAAAAGACTAAACGCTATTGACTCTCATGTTGTTCAAAATCGCAAGCAAATGATTTCAAATCAATGGCTTGTTCCTGAAGGGTCTGGCGTAAATAAAGTAGACGGTAGGTCTGGGCTTATGATTAGATGGACTCCTTCTACTTCAGGTGGTTTTAAGCCAGAACGAATGCAAGGTGTTCCTTTACCTAATCAGGTAATGCAAGAACGTGAACAAGTAAAGATGGACATGGAACTTGTTTCTGGGGCTAAAGAAGTATTGCAAGGCAACGTACCACCTGGTCCTGAAACAGGAGCGGCTATCGAAGCTATGCAAGAACAGGCATTTAGGCGATTCGGCCCACTGGTAAAAATGTGGAGAGCAGGGCTTTCTGAACACGAACATAAGAAGCTTAAACTTGCCAACCAACATTGGAAAGAGAGTCGAGTCGTCCGAATTTTAGGAGACAACAAAGAATTAGAATCTTATTTTTTAACTGGTGCAGATTTGCGTCAAGCGTCCGATATGACTGTCCGAGTGTCTATTGGGATGGATTATTCCCAATCAGCCCAAAGGCAAAAAGTAATGAATGCCGCTCAGATGGGTTTACTTGGTGATACTCGCAACCCTATGGTGCGTGGAAAAATATTAGAGTTATTAGATATTAAAGGCTTTGATTCTGAATATACATTAGATGCTAAAAAAGCACGTAGATATTTAGAAAAAATGAAAGAAGGAGAAGCACCGCCTCCTCCCGAATCTGTAGACAATCATTCTATACAGTTTCAAGTCTATAAAGATTATATGCTAACAAGTGATTTTGAAAATCTTTCAGATGACGTAAAAGAGTTAATACGTCAACGAGCACAAATACATCAGCAATTTATGCAACAACAACAAATGGCTATGCAACAGCAAGCTCAAGCGGCCAAAGGTGCTCCTGAGCAGGTAGCTGACCAATTAGCCCAAACTGGTGTAGGAGGACAAACAGTTCCTACGCAACAATAGAAAGGATGTGTTATGACTGAAGCTGTCAACCAACAGGAGCCTGAAGGACAACCACAGGCAACTCCTGAAGAAATCGTACAGCCACAGGAAGTAGATGATGCAGTATTTGATGATCTGTATCGTCAAACAGTAGGAATGCCTCAAGCTACACCAGAGGCTAGTCAGCAAGGATTGCAAGAGCAAGTTGAGCCACAGACAGATGGACAACTTGATAAAACTGCCGAATTGCAAGCACAGGTGGATCAATTAAAAGGGGCATTAGCTGTAACTAGACAGCAAGCTATTGCTCAACAGCCACAAGCTGAACAAGGAACACCTACTCAGGAATCTTTAGAGAAACAATTACTAGAGGCTAATCCAGATGTTGATCCTAAAGCAGTTAAGTGGATGATTGATACGGCTGGCAAGATCGCTGAACACCAAATAGATGAAAAGGTTAATGGCGAAATTGCACCCTTAAAACAACAACTTGCTCAAGTATCTCAATTTGCGGCTCAGTCTGCAAATGAAAAAGTTTTGAGCGAGTATGATACTTCAATGAACGATCTGGCTAATCAGGCAGGAGTTCAAGACGATTACACACGAAACTTAATGAAGGATGCGGTCGCAGCTAGAGGGCAACGTGTTTACGGACAAAACTTTAACATAGATCACGCCAAAAAACTGTTTCGTGATATTAACAACGAGAGGCTACATCAGGGACATCAACAACAGTCTCAGTATGTAGCAAACAAACAAAACATGCAAAATAATGCACCTCCACAGCAACATGCTGAAGGAGCAACGTCTTCAATAGAGTCTATACAAAAAGCTATTAGAGATCCTAAAAATAAAAGTATGGATCTTCGTGGTGATGGCTTTGAAACTACGGTTAAAAGGTTTTTAGACGCAGGAGACAATGCGGTCAACAAAATGCTTGGAGGAAACAGAAAGTAGAAAGAAATGGCAGATTCAGCCTTCTTAGGAGCACAAACGCAGGAATATACCGCAACAGCAGGTAGTTTTAATGCGGCTCTTAAAGAATTTTATCTTCCTCGTCTTGTTAGCACGGTAAACGAGCGTAGGGTATTGATGTCTCGTTTAGAGCGAGATGCAGGAAAAACAGATGTATCAGGTCGTCACGCAAGGCTACCTATCAACATTCGTGGTTCAAATGCGATTGGTGCTAGAGCTGATGCAGACGGTGGGCCAACATTACCAACACCACAAAACCAGACATTTGTAGAGTCCACGATTGGATATGCTTTCAATTATGGAACAATACAAGTAACTCATCCAGTTATGCAAGCTTCTAAAAATGACAGAGGTGCTTGGGTAAAGGCTATGAGTGCTGAAATGGATGGTATTCGTCGTGATCTAAAGAATGACATTAACCGTCAGTTTTGGGGCGATGGATCAGGTACTATTGGTATAAAGGTTGCAGATGATTCGGTTGATAGTAATACATTTGTAGTTCAAAATGGTCATTACTTTAAAAAAGGAATGATATTTCAATCTATTGATGCTTCTACTGGAACTTATGACGCTAATGTTCACAACATATCTACTGGTTATACTGTTGCCTCAGTAGGGGCCAAGGGTGCTAATGGTGCTGAAATTACCATAGAAAACCCTGCCGCAGGAACAGAAATTGCCAGTGTGTCTACGGATACGTATGTCAGATTTGGAAGTCTCAACAATGAGATTGACGGTCTTTCAAAAATCGTTAGTGCTACTGGATCTCTTCAGGGTATTGACCGTGGTGCAAATCCTGAATGGGCGGCGGCAGTTTATGGAGACAATTCTGACGGATCAACTCCAGTAGACATGAATGGAGCTAGTGACGTTGGGCCAAACTTGATTGACGATTCATTGCTAAGTGCTCAATCAGAGAACGAAGCAGAAACGACAATCATGCTTACTACACCAACGCAGTTCCGTAGAATTGGTCGGACACTAACAGGTCAACGTCGTTATGCTACTGACATGGAACTTGATGGTGGCTTTACGGCTATTAACTGGGCAGGTATTCCAATCGTTTGGGATATTGATTGTCCTACTTCTGGTGCCTTTACAAACTATTCCAACAATTTTACCCAATCAACTGATGATACTGATTCGATCTTTGGACTTGATGAAAATCACTTGAAGATCTATCAGTTGGCCGATTGGGACTTTGATGATACGGATGGTAACATCTTGCACCGTGTTGACGGAAAAGCGGCTTACAAAGCTACGTTATTCTGGTATGCCAACCTTGGAACTACCGACGGTTCTAAGCATTTCAGAATTGATGGTCTTAAGAATAACGGCTAACACATCTTCACATCACTTTCGGGTGGTGTGGGGTAGGGGAGGATGGGGTTTCGGCCTCATCCTCACTTTAACAAGGAGGATACATGTATATACCTGATTGGCATATGGTTAAAAAATTAAAGGATTACGACAATAAGCTAAACGTCCGTTGGGTTGAGAGAAAACAGAGGTGGGCTGTTACCAGAGAAGTTATAGATACAACTATTTTAAATAAAAAAGAAGCCATTTTGTTTTATTGCGAAAACCCTGATGGGACATATAGACCATTAGACGACAGGGCTTTACTCTCCATTAGAAAGTCTGATACTCACAACAGAAGAGTTGATGAGATGATGGAAGAGATGATAGATGCTACCAAAAGAGAAAACGAAGCTAATAACAGAGACAGAAAGAACGAATTTGAAGCAATGGCTTCGGACATGACTCCTGCAGGGGGCTTTGATACGCCTGATGTAGGAAGTAGAAATATTCCAAAAGAAGACATAGAGAGTCCTGAAGAGTTCACAGAAAAAAGGCTTGAACAAGCCTATATAGAAGATCAAGAGGCTTTAGCCGTATGACTCCTTCAGAAATGTATGCTGAATTTCAAAGCTACTTAGATGTAGACAGCAGTTTTTTAAGTGGCCCTGAAGTCTGGCGAAAGTTAGATAACGCTAACAAAGAAATATGCAGGATTATATCCAGAGAAGATCCTACGTATTTTGTCCAAAAGTATACATTTACAACAGTAGCAGATCAGGTGTTATACGACCTTCCTTTAAATGCTCGTCTTGGAAGTAGGATATTATTTACTGAAGATGACGATGATTCTGTTGAAATTTTACCAGTTCAAGAGTTAAGAGTTCATTTAAATTACGACAGTGCAGGAATAGTTAATCTTACAAGCAATCGTTTTATTCTTGAAAACGATCAGGTTAGATTAATGAGCAATCCTTCGTCAGGTCAGTCAATTACTGTTTGGTATATTCCTTCTTTTGGACAAATGATTGAAGGAGAAGTTCAGTCTGCTACTACTACTACTTTTGCTCCTTTTACTGTTACTCCTAATTATAGCCTTAATTACGGATCAGTTGATGCACGTGCTGATTATTATAATGGAATGACCGTCCAAATCCTTTCAAACGATGGAGTTGGAGATGTTCGGAAGATTTCAGATTACGCAGGAGGATCTTCTAAAACAGCAACAATTAGCTCGGCATGGTCTACTACGCCAACTCCTAAAGACTCTGGCGGTTCAAGTGTTAGCACTTTTGCTATTTCTTCTCCTGTGCCTGAAGACTTTCATCAAATGGTTCCGATGAGAGCGGCTATTGACGGAGCAATAAAGAATCGAAATAGACTGTCAGAATTACAATCAACTTACTATGGAAGTCCGGGTCGTGGCGGTATGGAAAAAGGGCTTTTAGCTTGGTTGCAAAAACGTCATCAATCGGATGATGAGATTGTAGTCCCAGATGGAGGTTCTTGGTGATAGACCGAGAAGGACAATTTGTTTGGGAAGAAGAAAACTTTATTGGAGGAATCCGACAAGACGTTTCCGAATCTACTAAACGATACAGGAACCTACAAAATGTGCATTTGTTTAACGAAGGTGCATTAACTAAAGACCGTGGTATTCGTCCTTTAACTAGCTCTGCAATAAACTCAACTTCATACAGTGCAGGGAAAGATGTATTAGCAGGATTTGACGCACAATTTTCAGCAGGACAAAAAGTTGTAGTTATTCAAGAAAAAGAAGGTGCAAGCTCTGCTGACATGTATGTGTATGGAAGCGGAGCTTTTGCTACTCCGCAAAATCGAACTATTGCTGAAAACATTAGACCTGATTTAGTAATGTTTGCAGACAAGCTTCACGTTATAGATGGAACAGAGCTTAAAGCTTCTACTTACGCTTTAGATGGTACGGACTCTGGATCAGGTGGTTCGTGGACAAGTCCAGGCGATTCTACTTACGCAGACCCTTGCACTATAGGAACAGTATACGCTAATAGACTTATATTGTCTGGAAGCACAAGTGCTATTTATAAAAATCATGTATTTCCTTCAGGTGTAAGAGACTCTACTACTTGGGATCCTAATATTGCTATTCAAATAACAAATATATCTGGAGATACTGTTTCATGTTTAGGAACTATTGGTTCCAACTTAATTATAGGCGGTAGAACATTTATTCGCTCTTATTACTTAGGAACAGGTGGGGCAACTGATTGGGACTATGATGAAGTTTCTAATCTTATTGGCCCTTCAAGTCACAAAAGTTTTGTTTCTATTCCTTCAACTCATGGAAAAGTTGGCCTTAACCTTGCAATGTTTTGGACAGCCGAAGGCCCCATGATGTTAATGAAGCAGGGGCAAGCAAGTCCTCAACTTATTAATATTGGTTCTCCTATTGTAAGATCTGTACGAGGTGAGGATTTTCAAGGGGTAGGAGGTTTAGACGTAGACAGTTATGGAGACGTTCAAGGAGTATATGTCCCTGAATATGATGAAGTTCGTTTTGCAGTTCGCACAAACGATTATGCCAATAACTCAGGGACTCAGCATGATATTTTGTACTGTTGTAACATAACAAGTGCAATTAATTACGCTCAAGGAGCACAAGGCGTATATCCCTATTGGCGTATTCGTTCTAATAAAGCAACTGGCAGTGTTCGTCTTCCTGTAAACACATTATTTAGTGCAAGAATTCACCCAACAACTCACCTTCCTAATTCCAACGGCGTTATTCGTTGTCTGTGTGCTCAAGATGGTTTTGTTTACGAAATGGATGCAAGTAATCAATTTGTAGATAAAATTAAAGATACAGATTATAACATTAGAATGGTAGCAAGAAGAGACGGTTATGATGGACTTGAAGATGGAATTCGTAATAATGTTAAATCTTTAAGGTCTATTTATACAAGAAATACTCGTTCAGGTATTTATACGTTAAAAATTAAAGTTGTTGCTGATGGAGGATCTACTGAATCAAGTGCTGACGTAGACCTTTCTGGAGGAAGCGGATTTGGTTATTGGGGTGATGGTCGAGAATGGGGCGATGGAAGTTTATGGAACGCAGGTGATTTTATAAACTCACGTGCTCAGTTTGGCGTTTTGGGTAGAAAATTTGATATAGAGCTTTTTGACAATGGAGAAATTGCTTCCACTTTTCAAACAAATTCATTTAGCATGATAGGCTATGTGGAGGATAGGCGATAATGGGTACACTTTCACTAACACTTACAGGGGCCGATGGTAGCCCACAAAGTTGGAGCGATGTTGAAACTCCTTTAACAGAAATTACAACTTGGGCTAACACTACAAAACTAAGCTATGTAAATGTTCAAACTAATGGTCTTAGGGCCGACAATATTCGAACTCATGCAGGAGTTGAGGGCGTAAGAGTTAAAGTTCGTAATGCTTCTGGAGGAACTATTGGGGCAGATAGTTTAATTTATTTTAGCGGAACTTATTCAGATGGGACGAATAATTATCCTACAATAGGCAAAGCGATTGCCGCTAGTAGTGCAGGGTCAACTTATTTAGCTCAAGGAGTTACTACAGGCAGTATAGCAAATAACTCAGACGGCACCGTAGCGTTGTTTTACGAATCAGACAACTTAAACACTTCAGCTTCAAGTGCTGTTGGTGCTCCTGTTTATTTATCTTCTGTTGCAGGAGCTTATACGTTTACCGAACCTACTTCAGAGTTTACTCAAGTAGTGGGAATTGTTACCGTAGATCATGCTTCTACTGGACGTATTATATTTTCTTTAGGCTCATTACCGCAAGAATCTTTGGCTTTAACTAGCTACGCTAAATTGGCAAGCCCTGCTTTAACAGGAACACCTACCGCTCCTACGGCAGGTAGCAGTGTAAATAACACTCAAATAGCTACAACAGCTTATGTAACTACAGCAGTAGCGGCAGGTGGATCTGGAACTCTTGGAGGATCTTTAGGGTCTACTGATAATGCTATCCCAAGAACACATGAAACTGGAGGATCTACTTTACAGGCAACTTCTATAATTGTTGATGATTCAAACAATGTTACAGGTGTTGCTAATCTTACTGCTTCTGGAGAATTAGACGGTGCTACGTTAGACATTTCAGGTGATGCTGATATTGACGGAACACTTGAAGCAGATGCTATTACTGTTGGAGGTGCAAATCTAACAACGATTTATTCACCTATAGCAGGTTCAAGTTCAATAGTGACTACAGGAACTATTGGAACTGGAACGTGGGGAGCAACTGATATAGCTGTCGCTCATGGTGGAACAGGATCTTCTACTGAATCAGGAGCAAGAACAAATCTTGGATTAGTTATAGGTACACATGTGCAAGCATACGATGCTGACCTAACAGCTATTGCAGGTTTATCAAATTCAGATGGAAACTTTATAGTTGGTTCGGCAAGTGGTTGGGTTGCTGAAAGCGGAGCTACCGCAAGAACGTCATTAGGACTTGGAACAATGGCAGTTGCCGCTACTAGCGACTATTCTGTTGTTGCAGGAAGTAGCTCTATTGTCACTACAGGTGCTCTTAATGCTGGAAGTATTACTTCTGGTTTTGGCAATATCAATATAGGATCGTCAACAATTACAACTACTGGAGCGTTAGCTTCTGGGGCGACTACCGTTACAGGAACACTGGCAGTTGGCAACGGTGCAACGTCAGCAGGTAAAATTGAAATTTACGAAGACACTGATGACGGAGCACACAAACTTACATTAACTACACCTGCTCTGGCAGGGGATGTAACGCTTACGTTTCCGAACACTGACGGTGATGCAGATCAAGTCCTTACAACAGACGGATCTGGTGCTTTGTCATGGAGCGATGCAGGAGGTGGAGCTTATTCTGACTGGGCTATTCTTACGGACTCTGCAACTGTAGCAACTAAAGCACAAGTTATTTGCAACAAAGCAACAGCAATGACAGTAACATTGCCGTCTTCACCAAGTGCAGGTAATACAGTAACAATCAAAAACGTAGGAGCAGGTACGGTTACTGTTGGACGAAACAGTAAAGACATTGATTCGGTAGCTTCTGATGGGACGTTATTAACAAACTCAGCAGTTCAACTGGTTTTTGTAAACGACACTTTTGGTTGGGTAAGCCTGTAAAAAGAAAGGTTAAAAAATAAAATGGCATTTTTAGGAACAAATAAAGGTTCTGGAGACGGTATTCCAAAGATGATGTTTACTGCTTCAAAGAATTGGACTCCTACAGTTACGTACGAAGCTATGGTGTATGTTATTGGGGCAGGAGGTGGTGGTTCAAGTAATGCGGCCGCTACTCCATCTCACGGAGCTTCAGGAGGTGGAGCAGGTGGATGTGCAATAAGTAGACTTATGCTTAACGCTTCAAGCACGTATGTCATAACAATCGGAGCAGGAGGATCAAATGCTTTAGGATCTGGAAACTCTAATGGAACCGCAGGGGTAGATACTACTTTTGTTTGTTCAGCAGAAAGCATATCAATAACAGGCACTGGAGGTGGAGGAGGCGTTTGTTCTAGCAGTGGAGCTTCTAAGGGGACAGGAGGCACTCCTACAGGCGGTAACATAGCCAATTACAAGGGAGGAGATTCTATTGCAACTCCTAATGATAAGGTTTCTGGAGGTGGAGCAGTTGGATTGTTTGATGTGGGTTTAGCAGGATCTAATGTAGCAGATGATGCTCAGTATGAACAAAATGCAATTGCTGACGGAGGGAATTTGCATGGTTCGATGGGAGGGGCTTCTTATGGATCGACCGAGCCAGATTATATTTCAGCTTCTTCGGTGCAAAGTCCTCCAATTGCTATGGCTCCATTTGAAACTATTACAGCAAGCATAAATGGGAATAACAATCGAACCACTGGAACTACTCACAGTATTGATACTTTTACAGACAATCAACAAATGTTTTCATTAGGTGGCAATTATCATCACAGATCTTCAACGTATAAACAAGTAGCTCCTTCTGGCCCTTTTGCAGGGGGTAACGGCGTTTCAAACACAAACGCAGGAAGAACATACACTACAGGCGGTTTTGCAACGCTTGGAGGTGGCGGTGGAGGTTGCACTAACGACATTGGAAGTGGAGAATCACAAGGAGGCCGAGGAGGCCGAGGCGTAGTTTTAATCTTCCCTCTGTCTGTAGGTTAAAAGGAAAATAAAATGCCAGAATACAAAATTACATATGCAGATGGAACGACTAAAAACATATTAGCAGACAATGAAGATTTCCCAAAAAGTGTGACCTCTGACGGTGGATCATATGAGTTAATAGTACCTCCTGCAATAACGGATAGCCAACGTCAGGCATGGGAAAAAGAATGGCGTAATGGAGAGTTAGCATTAACGGACTTTATTGTCCCTTTGTCGGATCATCCACAAAGAGATAAATACATGACATATAGAACTAAGTTAAGAGATTGGCCAAGCACTGAAAGTTTTCCTGCTACAAGACCTACATTAGAAAGTTAGATTTAAAATAGTTTTGGGGAGGTTGGGTTGTGAATAAATATCCATCACCAGAAGAAATACCTTCTGCTGAAAGGCAAAGGATTTTATACATACAAGCAGTAAAAGAAATCTATGCTTTAAGAGCTTCTGTAAAAAGCGAGAATGTTATTACTAAAGAATATAAACATGATCGTGATGACCTTAGAGATGAGCTTAAAACAGCTAAACGAAGTATTGTTACTTTAACTAGAAGACAAAAAGCGATAGATGAAGGAAAAAAAGCCGCCGCTTGGAGCGGAGGATCTGCTATATGTGTAACGATATTATATCAATTATGGCATACTATCGGTTTTCCTTTTGCTCGTAATGGAGCCGATAAAAAGTGGCAAATGTTTTGGGAACACGAAGCTGTTTATGGATTAATCGTTTGGATTATGACTGTGTTTTTTGCAGAAGTTTACAAAGCAACTAATAATAAATAAGGAGAATGTCGTGGCTAAAAGAAAAACAGATTCAATATATAGCACTACAAAATCAGGAGTTTTTGGTGGGAGCCAGAAGAAACACCTTCTTCGGAAGGCAGAAAAAGATAAGAGACGTAAGGCCTTAAAAAATATGACTTCAGAAGAAAAAAGAAAAGATGCCAAAGCCGCCGTGCGTCGTTTAAATACATATCAGTTAAGTCATGGAATAAATCCAAAATCTAAATAAGGAAAACATTATGCCTACTGTCGGTAAAAAGAAGTTTGGTTACGATAAAAAAGGCAAAGAAGCCGCCAAGCGAGAAGCAAAAAGAACTGGTAAGGCTATGAAAATGACCAAAGAAAAAAAGAAAGTTGGGCCTAAAGCTCGAAGCAAAAAGAGAGCCATTGGCTACTAATGGACACTGAAGCTGTTCAAGCTTTAAATAAATTTGGAGCTGACAGTGGGTTGCAAAGTTTTATAAGTGAATACGCTTGGATATGTACAATAGCGTTTTTACTTCTACTCTTCAAGAGCCAATTAGACACAGCAGTCGCAGGGTTGCAAGTGTTTATGGGTTCAGGGCTAAATGAAGATGATGTGGTGGTTGTGGATGGAAGGCCAGGTCGTGTTGCAAGAGTAGGAATTAGTCGGACTGTATTTTACCTCTATACTTATAAAGGAGGTAAGATTTCTGGAGGAACTAAACTTGCAGTACCTAATACACAGCTTTCTTCGATGAAGATCGAAAAGCCTTTAGCTAAATTAGAAACTGAAGACTTTTGGACTCACGGAGAAGGGCCTAACGGACACAAATAAGGAGATGTTATGGTTAATAACATGTTGGTAAAAGCATTAGAAAAAGAAGCAGAAGCAAGATCTGAGCAGATGTTAAAAAGCGATCCAACAATGATGTATCTAAGAGGAGCAATAGATGCCCTTAATGGAAACATTCAAGTAAGTGAGGATGACAATGGAGTGGTTGAAAAAGAAACTGGAAAGAAAAGCAACTAAACGTATACTGGTTCTTATTATTGCCAGTGTTTTAGGTGGCTTGGGATTTAGTGACGAAATAACTAAATTAGTAGCTAACGAAGGTGCTGACATTATTATAGAACAAATTAATGAGTGACAACCGTTTATATAGCGGAGTTAGTTTAGCACAATCTACCGCAACTCAAACTGTGCCTGTACTGTTAGTTAATTCTAGCAGTGCAGGAGTTGCAAGCCTTACTTCTCCTACAATAGTAGCGAGTAAGAATGGTGCTTCAAACGCTTCTTTAAGTGATGGCACTTGGGCTGAGTTAGGGAATGGGTTATACACAATACGTTTAAATGCTACAGATACAGACACCGCAGGGTGGTTAGCAATTACGGTTTCTCACGGATCGGCTGAAACAGCAATCGTCCTTTGTGAAGTTTCTATTTCGCCAAATGAGAAAAGAACCGATTACATTCGACAACGAGCATCTTACAGGAGATAAAAATGGCTGAACCAACATTTGAAGAAAAGCTACATGAAATTGATTTGCGTGATTTTGAAAGAGTCCAAAAGTTAAGTGCTCGATTGCATTCTGAAATTAAAAACTACAGCCAAATGTTACAAGCCGAATCTTTAACAGAAGCTAAGTTAGATCATGTTAAGGTTGGTTTGTCTGAAGATAATACAGTTGAAGAAGTAGAAAAAATGATTGGTACTATTCGGTTTAAAAAAATACAACAGTTAAAAGCAATTAAAGCTTCAGTATTTAACTGCTCTAATGACTTAAAACAATTACACGATAGGCGAACTATCTTACAAGCTCAAGCTAAAGAAGTTGCCGAAATGGAAGAAGAGGAGGTTTAAATTGGCTGAAGAAGACAAAGATAAAGGTCTTACAGATATTCTTGCAGGTGCGGTAGGAGGAGCTTTAGGTGGGCCTATCGGTGCAGTAGGTCTTCCGTTAGCTTTAGATTTCTTTCAAAACAGAGGGTCAAATAAAGCTCAAAGTAAAGCAATGAACGAACAGCTTAAATTAGCTAGAGCTATGTTTGATTTACAAAAAGAACAATCTGAAATGGATCTTCCTTTTAGGAAAGATTTATACAGTGCTTTAAGGCAAAGAAACGAAAGGTCTGTTCCTCAGTTTATGCAAAGAAGTTTTCAGGCAACTAATCCATATGCAAATCTCAAAAGGGTTGCTCCTTCAATGTCTCAACTTCAAAAGACAGAAGAAGGACAGTTTTTAAATCCTCAATTAGCAAGAGCCTTACAGCAAAGAATAGGAGAAACTAATCCTGTTACTTTTAAAGAAGCTGACAAACCAAAAGTTCAACAAAATCCTTTGGTAGGTTCAAGCAATGTTGCTCCTGTTCGCTCAGAGATTGTGGGAGATAATATTTTGACAAGGGCTAAAGGGTAAAAAACATGGCTACATGGCAAGAAGAAATGATGAGAGCACAAATGCCGAAAACAAGGACTGTTGGTGGGAGACTTGTTGATCGGAGATTAGTTGGCCCTCAAGCTAGAGATTATGCTTCAAATCAACTTGCAGTGATTGCAGATCAACTCGGCGTAGATGTAGGTAACATTGCACTTCAAGGCGGTATGGGTTCTGGCTTGATGGGTAATAAAGTAGATGACTCTGCAAGATTTCAAATGCCTGTAGGACAAGTTGGTTTAACTCAAGCTTTACAAGACGCTAAGTCTAACTATGGTGGATTTTCTGACGGAAGAGAAGGTGGCCGACAATCCTTGCTTGAACAAACTGGGAATGTCCAAAGTGGACAAAACCTTGGGTTTACAGAAGAAGAGTTAATGCAAGCAGGTGTTCCTCATTGGTTGAGACAATCAGTGGCAAGAGGATTTGCTCCTGACAGACCTGAACCTGTAACTCCTGAAGAAATAGAACAAGAACAAGAAATTAGAAAAGTTACTTCAGCTTCAATTCCTGGAGATAGAGGCCCAGAAGGAGAAATAAATCCTAGAAGTTTTCAGCTTAATTCAGACGGAACTTTTGCAGGAGTAACCGAGGGAGGATTGCTAGTTGACTCTGAGGGACGTGGAGGAGATTCTTCTGTTGAAAGACCTCAAGATGCACAGTCAGTTTTTAATCAATATTTAAGTGACATTAGATCTGGTAAAAACAGGTCAAGTGCAAAACAAAGCACATCAGGTGGTTCCGCTTTAGGGAGTGGTAATGATGGGATGATAGGTACAGGTGGACAAATGGTTATGGGGCCTGATGGAACCATACAATTTACAAGTCCTACAGGACAAGAACTTAGCTCTACTTTTACTGACCCTAATCTTATGACTAGCATAATTAGTGGAGGCGATGGTTTAGGTGAAGTTGTCGGTGGTGGTGGCGGTGGCTTAAATCTTAATCAATTAAATGATGCGTTTAGAAGATTTTTTACAAACAATGAAAACTTATTTAATCCTGACATTACCGTCCAAGGCCCAAATTTAAGTGGAATTATAGACAGTCAAACTCAAATGGGATCTGATCTTTCAGACTTACAACTTAATTTTGAAGGAATACAAAATCTTTTAGGGGATGAAGGGATAGGTGGATCTTTAACTGGATTACAAAACACATTAGGAACGCTTGGATCTCCAGACGGTTTTATCGGCCAAGAATTTGATACCCTTAATACTCAAATAGGTGGACAACTTGGAGCATTAGATCGTGAGTTAGGTTCAGGTTTTCTTAATATAGGCGATCAGCTAAGTTCAGGTTTTGGTGGGTTAGGAGGTCAGTTTGATTTGCTTAACACAGGATTGTTTGGAGATCCTAACGACCCAAGTAATCTTGGAGCAATCTATGACATAGAACAAGAATTAGGATTATTAGGAGATCAATTTGGCGGTCAGTTTGATACCTTACAAAACTTTCTTGGTGGAGAAGGTATTATAAACAGAATGAAAGAAGGTCTTGGATTAGGAGCTAATGTAGGTTTGGGTGACGTTGTAGGAAGTGCAGTTGGAGATGCTTTTTCTGCTATGCCTCAATTTACTCAAGATCAAATAGATCAGTTTTACCAAAAAAGCATGGAACAGCTTACTGGCGATGCTATTGATGTTGCTGACGTTGGAATTAAAGATGTTCAAGATGCAATAAGTGATAGTGGAGATTTTAATATCAATACAGGTGGCAGAGGAAATCAAGCTTTATACAATCAACCTATACTTGATATGCCTGAAATATACGACTACAGTGAAATGATGAGAGCACCGTTAATGGACAGGTTGTTAGGTGCATTAGATCAGGCAAATCCTTTTGACACTAGAAGAGATCAAATTTTATCTGGGCCTATAGATGATGTCAGGCAAAGATATGATGATGCAAGAGAAAAATTAGTTAATCGTTTTGGCGTAATGGGATTAGATACGCCTTTATTAAGAGAACAGATGAGGAAAATATCTGAAGCTGAAGAAGCACAAATTGGCAATCTTACTTCTCAGTTTGGAATGCAAGCGGCTCAAGCAGATGAGGGTATCCGAAGGAATAGACTTAGTGATTTAAATCAATTCCAAGGAGCTGAACAACAAAGAGTTCGTCAAGAAATGAGCGACCAATCTAATTATCAAAACCAAGCTAATCAGCAGGGTACTCAGTTTATGGCTCAAAATCAAGCAGGTTACATGGATCCTTTGACTTATCAAGATACTGGATTAAGTATGATGGGTGGGCCAATGGGTTCAATGATACAGCCTAACATGGGAGCCGCTTCTACTGGATTAGCTAATGTTGCAAATACGGCAGGGCAAAACATAGCTAATAATCGTCAAAATATTCAAGGTCTTGGTACAAGCCTTTATAATGCTTTTAATAAGCCACAAGCTCAAGTTTCACAACCCTTAACGTCAACGCCTGTTACTCCTCCTCCTAATGACTTAGGTGGGTTTAATTATGTTGAGCCTAAAAACACGCAGGGTGGATATTTTTCTTAGGAGACTTATATAATGTTAGATCTTATTCTTAGTGGTTTAGGCAATCAAATTAAAGGAGCCGAAGACCGTAGACAATTACAAGCTAAACGTCAAAACGAATTAGTCCGTGAAGGATTTGATGTGACTCCTGAACAGCAAGGTGAAGGCACTGGTGCTAAACTTATGGCAGGGTTGTTTGGTGGAACATCTGATCCTACTACAAGGGCTACTATGTCCGAGCGACATCCTTTTATGCAACAAATGAAAAAGCAAGGAGAGGATGAAGCGTATAGACAAAAAGCATTAGAACAACAAATAGTATATCAAAATGCAACTTTAGCAGAAACAAAAAGAATGAATCAAAAATTAGAAGAAGACAGGAGACATAGATTAACTAAAGATTGGTTTGATTCAATTTCAGCCAATGCAGGAATAGCAGGGTCGTCAGCACAAGGTGCCCTTGATGAGCTAACAAAGTTATTGCCATTAACAGACGATCCTAATAAAACTATTAATTCACTAAAGGCTATAGAAGCACTTGAAAATGCGGCTGAAAGTTTAGCCGAAGGAACTTGGCAAGACTTCTTGTTGCCAGACTTTTTCCCAGGGGGCGAACAGTTTGTGCAGGGTGTTATATCAGACCCAGATTCTATGCTTTACAACAAACGAGTTGCTCCACAATTAAAGAAAATTAGAAGTCAGATTGAAAATCTACTTACATCTTCTACTAGTAGAGCAGGTATGGGTGACGAAGCGTACAAAAGACTTTGGGGTGTTTTAACAAAAGTATACGGAGGCAATGTTCCTGAACACCTTAAACCTTACGAAACACAAAGAAAAGAAGCTATTGAATATGGGAACTCAAATATATCTTCTAATCCTGATGACAGTTTGCAATCACAAGCAAATAGCACACTAACAGAAAGAGGAGAAGGAGGAGTAAATCTTTCTGATCCAAGTGATTCTGTTTTACAAAGTTTAGGCTTTGCAGATAAAGGTAGAATTGTAAGAGGACGTGATCGTGGAAAGAATTTTGCAACGACTACACTTAAAGGAGCTAGCAATCCATTTGAAATGGAAAATCCTATGGTGGCTTTATTTATGGAACAAGCAAGGAAAAACATTTTAGGAGATCGAACTCAAAGAAGATCTTTGTCACCTTTAGACGATCGTAGAATTAAAGAAGAAGCACGAAGGTTACTTGAAGCAAACAGAGATGCAACAACAAACGAGTTTCTTCCTACTATGGGATTTTATCAATGAGTAATATAAATAGTGTAAACGAATTAATGTTTGGTCTTAACAAAGACATTGAAAAGCTTTCGTTGGAAGATATGCTTGTTAAGTATGCAGGGTTTAAACCAAATGAACCTGAAAGCGGAGTGGGTGATTCTTCTGCTATACGCAAGCCAGACAATCCTGTTGCAAGCGTCGATAACAACAACCCCGGAAATCTTAGAGCAAAGCTTCAAGATGCCAAGAAGTTTTGGACAGGCGTAGTAGACACAACAGACGCAGGATTCGTTGTGTTTGACAGCCCACAAAGTGGCAATAAGGCTTTAACTCAACAGATCCGTATTATGGCTGAAGACAGAGGTCAGACGTTTGGGCAGTTTGCAGACATATACACTCCTATAGACGACGACGCTAAAGGCAATCGCAATCTTAAAACTAATATCCCTCTTATGATGAGAGATAAAAAAGGGAATCGGATCACTTTAAATACTAAACTTACTGATTTAAATCTTGAAGAGTTTAGAAAAAACATGGTTAAGCAAGAAGGCGGTCAACAAGCCGTTGATTATTTTTATCAAGATTTTGAAAAGATAATTCCTTCTAGATCTAAAGATCCTTCTAAGCCATACACAGGAAAGCTTAGAGAACCAAGCTCTGCTCATAAAAAGAAAATTATGGGTGTCCTTAAGAGGTTTCCTGAAAATCAAATAGACATGATTCAACGAGTTCAAAACGCAGGATACTCTACTGATTGGATTGACGAAGAAGCTCCGTGGAGAATAGAATCTGAATTTGGAGAATTTAAAAAAGGCGTTATTGACGGTCTTACTTTTGGCTTAATCGAAACAGATGACAATAAAGACATTTTTGCAGGAGACATAGACACTCAATGGGGTTCGTTTTCTCCGTCTAAAGTTGCAGGGACTATAGCAGGGTCGTTGCCTTACGGATTAGGATCGTATGCGGCCGCAGGAAGAATTGGAACTAAAATTGGATTAAGCGGAAAAGGAAGAACTGCTTTCCAATTATTAGGCGGTGAAGGCTCTGCAGGTTTTGGTGTTGGCTATTATAAATCTGACGGAAAACTAGACGAAGCAGTAAAGCAAGCGGCCATATGGACTAGTATGGGTCTTATGGGAGAAGGTTTATTTGCCGCTAGTAAAGGTGTGTTTAATAAACTTAGAAAAAATAAAAAACTAAACGATAAAGATAAAGGAATACTTAATTCTTTTAATGCAGTTAAAGAGCGAGTCTTAAGAGACGACAACAAAGTTGAGAACATTAAACAAGAGCTTTCTAATTTAAGACAAAGAGCTTCAGAGATAGGAAGACCTCCTTTAATTCCTCCTACGGTAGGTCAAAGAATTAAACCTATAATGGACAACGAATTTGACAAAGCTCAAAGCGGTCAAATAGACATAGAAGAATCTCTTTCTAGAATTGAGTCTGCTTTGGACGAAGCCTTTGAAGGGGTCATAGAAGCTGATCGTGCGTTAGATAAAAAGCGTAAGATAATAACATACTTTAGAAGGCAACTCACTTTGGTTAAAGCAGGTAGAGAGTCTGCTGAAGGAGCCAAGGTTAAGTTTGATGCTGTTGTAAACTATAGTAAATACAACGAAGGAAGCCTTGGTAGAGATAAGGTTGCACCTACTGCTACAGTTAAAGAAAGACTAGAACAGTTAAAGAAAGAAGCTAAAGAAGCAAGAGAGGTTAGTGACCCAGAAGCAACTTTAGCTGTTAAAGCTAAACTACAACAGTTAAAACAAGATGTGAAGGAAGGGGCTGAAGCAGAAGATGTTTGGCCTGAAGGATACAACGACGAGTGGAGAGAAGACGTAGACGATTTAGACTACGTTTTTAAAGACGACCTTGATATTGATACTTCTCCTAGTAAAACAACAGAGATGCAAGAAGGATGGGAGCAAGGAAAAACTCCTGAAGGATACAACGATGCAGAAGAAGGCGTAAGTGATTTAGATGATCTTCTTAAAGACGACTTTGATGTTGATACTTCTCCTAGCAAAATAACAGAAATGCAATCTAAAGAAGAGTCTGCTATTGTAGGTGAAATTGAAATGTTAGATGAGATCATTGAGCAAACAGCTACTAAAGAATTTGTAGATGAAGCTCCAAAGCCTAGAAGTTATTTCAATCAAGGAATAAATGAAAGACAGAAAACAGATTATGATCCCGACTATGGCAATCAAAGCGGATTGTTTATGGACGAGCAACGCACTAGAATCCTTGAAGCTGAACGCAAGAATCCAATAAGTCCTAATCAAGTAGAAATGATTGTAAACTTACAAAGAGCGTCAGATAATTACGATATACCTATTGAGAAAATAGGAGACGATGAAATAAAAAATCTT